CCTCACCGTCCTCACCATAGTTCTGATTATCAGTTTTTTCAGAAGATATATAACTTTCAGGCAATGATAAATCCTGACTTCTTACAGACTCACTATCAACTCTTTTAATATTAATTGTCTCAAGACCTGAATCCGATATAGCTAAATCATTTAATTCAATTAGCTTACCTGATAGCTCACCTGATAGCTCACCTGATAAAGTCTCAGATAGCAAGGATGGCTGTACAGAGGGTAATTCAACTATTTCACAATCGCTACTACCATCATAGCCATTATTTGAAGATACAAATTTTTCAGGCACCTTCAAATATCGATAAATATCTGGTTCATCACATTCACTAATATCAACATCATCTTTTTGAATTTTAAGTCTACTTTCATTATTCTTTACACCATCCCAGAATTTTTTATCATTTCTCAAGCTATCATACAAATCCGTTATTTTATATTCATACGTATCTTTTACTCCAAGTTGACAACCATAGAATAAAACAAAATGCGGACTAATATTTTCCTCCCTCAGGCGACTAAAAAGATAATATGATAAACAGTCAACATATGCCTGATTATCCCTCGCTTGGATTTTTTCGTAAGGAATTATCCAATTACGATTATAGTTAGGAAGAAATCCATAATTAATCGGTATAAATTCTTTTTTTAATAGACTTATTGGATCTAAAAGGTGAATATCTTTTATAAATACATTCGCAGAACTATCATTATTATTTATATCACTGATAGAACAATTCCAAACCTTTGGTCTTATTTGATTATGCCACTGTGTTATAAAAAATGTAGTATCAAGTTCACTTTTTTCTATTGATCCAAATTCTGGTATATTAAAAAGATTAAGATACGGCCAATAATTTTGCCTATAATTTAAATGTAAAAGTGGTCCATTTTGAATTCCGCTTTTAATCCAGCGAAGCGAACTCTGTTCAAGATTATTTAGAAATTTTCTAGTGTCCATCTTCTGAAATCAAAGGTTTATACAAAGTTTTACAATCCGCACTTACTGTCAGTAACTTTGTGATAAATAATAATAATATTTATATATCTTTCAATTTAGTATTTATTTATGGCCCAGCAATCATTAGACTTCACTATTCGCAAATTTGATATGAAGATGATCCAACAAGATTCCGTATGTATATTCTTGGGTAAGCGACGCACAGGTAAGTCCACATTAGTGAAGGATCTTTTGTACCACCATCGTGATATGCCTATGGCTACAGTAATAAGTGGAACAGAAGAATCAAATGGCTTCTTTAAAAAAATAGTTCCACCCCTTTTTATACATGGTGAATACAATCCTGTAATTCTAGAAAGATTTATGAGATGCCAGCGAATGATTATGCAGAAAATACAAAAAAATAAAGAAGCCGGTGTACAAGTCAATATGGATCCACGGACTTTTTTTATAATGGATGACTGTATGTATGATGATAGTTGGACCCACGATAAAAATATTCGCTACCTTTTTATGAATGGAAGATGGTTAAAAGTTTTCTTACTTATCACAATGCAGTATCCTCTAGGTATTATGCCATCATTGCGTACAAATGTTGACTATGTATTTATTCTCCGTGAACCCTATCTATCCAATCGTAAGCGAATTTACGATAACTACGGAGCTGCTTTTCCATCATTTGAATTTTTCTGTCAGGTTATGGATCAATGTACACAGAACTATGAATGTCTAGTTATTAATAATACAACACAAAGTAATAAACTAGAGGACATTGTTTTTTGGTATAAAGCTGACGCTAATCTTCCCAATTTTCGTCTTGGTTCTCCTGAAATATGGGCACAGAGCTTACAATATTCAAAGGAGAAAGATGATGACGATGCTGGTGGAGCATTAGATAATTATGGTGCTAGAAGATTAAAAGGTCCAGCAATAACTATTAAAAAAGTCTAGGATGTGAATTAGGGATATGAATCGTCAATTAATAGCAGGCATTTTTATTGCCCTTATAGTTTTAATGACTTTATATGTAATTCAATCAGGATTTGTAGAAGGTTTTGCTATGCCTACCACGTTAGAATTAGAGTCTAAGATGTGTGGTGTTAATATACCATCTTGTGGGAATGGTATGCAGTGTATAAATGGTTATTGTACAAAACCGAATCCACCTTCATGGCCAGCTGAGTCTGATTTGCCACTTCGCGGACCATTTTTTAGTCCAGATGGCGAAGAACAAAGATACAGGAATTACGTTTCTATGAATTAGAGTATGGCAGTACATCGTGGATTAAGTCTAGGTGCTCTTTTTTTATTTTTTGTAGCAGCAGTCGCGGTTTTATATATTTTTAGAAGAAATACCTTTGAAGGATATGTGCCAGCAGTTGATCAACCTGCTTCTGGTCTGTTTGATCCTAGAAGTGTTGGCCCATCAGGCCCAGGAGGATCAGTTGCTGTGACCCCGGATGTAAATGTAGATCCAACTTTGGGTTATGATTCAAGCAAGAGAGATACATCTTTACCTTGTAATGTTGATAGTAGTGGAAAAGTCTGCCCTGAAGGTACATTCTGTGATGGTCCAACACGTACATGTATAAATATAAATGCTCCCAAGGCTGATAATGAGATTGTTGGGTATTTTAGTTAGATCAACGAACATCATGGCTAAAGAACCCTTTTATCTAATAAAATCAGCAAAAAGTGGTACATGGTACTTAGCCCCCTCCCCACTTAGTGCTAATTAAAATTATTTTCTGGTCCAAGATTGATAAAACTTAAATTTTTATCGGTCGGTACAAATGAGTAAATTGAAATGCTGATTAGTCTAAATTATTTAATATATTTAGGCCTTAAAATATTAAAAATGGATATATTTAATGCCCATTTTTAATTGTCCCTGCACCTGATTGCTAGCCTATTTTAGACCAAAGAACAATTTAATTTACACTTGGTGCATTTAATTTACTAATTACTGAGTATTATCCATTTCACCAATAGGCTTTGCTGTTGAATCAGTTGAAGAGGTAGTAGCATTGGCAGCAGCAATATCAGCATTAGTTGCGGGACTTATCACAATATTATTTACCTGTTGTTTATCATCACTTTCACCATTCTTCTCTGCCTCTTTGCGAACTCTGCGCTGTAAAGCCAAATCACCAACAAGATCAAACATACCACCTGTAGCTTCGGCAACATTTTCAGTTGAATTTCCCTCAGTATTAGCGCCAAAAATCTGCTTGGGCTGAGCACGGGTAGAACTACCATCCTGCTTACGACGTTCTTCAAAGAATCTCTCCTTTCCATCCTCATTTTCTTTGTATTTCTTCATCAATGTATTCAGTTGTTCTTCTGCATACTCCTGCTCTTGAACCTGATGCGGCTCAGGATCCCAGGGTAGCCACTTTCCAACTTCACCAATAAAAATATTAAAATACTTATCTTTCTGCTGTAATTTTTTCCCACGGGCCTCCGCTTCCTTAGGAGTACTGTAAACACCTCTTACCTTTACTCCTCTCATTGTTGTATGAAAATCATTTTTAGCATGATATTCTTCCTCTAGTCTATTTTGATTCTTAAACATATAATCACGGTATGCCTCCTGAATTTGAGTTGAATTTAGTTCTTTACGGCTCTTATGTAGAAATTTTTGATAACTATCCATTACAGTCTCAATTCCAACACGATTCTTTCTACAAACTTCAGCTTGTTCAAACATATTTTTCTTTTCCAACTCTACGGCATTTTCATCAAGTTCATGATTTACAGCCACAACAGTTTCTGCAAGAAATTTTTCTAGATTCTTTGATTTCCATTCAATTTCATAGTTATGAAGAAATTGCTCAAAAAAGAAGAGATCCTTTTTCTCCAAGACTCGCTCAGGGCTCAAAAAACTTAGGAGTACATAACGCTGTGAAGGAATCTCATTATCCTCATCCAAGAAATCTTCAACTGGGTGTGACATTTCTATTTGGACTTTTACGGTGATGCTTTAAACCGACGGCAATATTTCAAAATATTCTGGAATATTTCAAAAAAAAATCTAAAGATGTGATATAGAGTTCCAAATGGACTACGGAGTTGCTGAAGTTGTTAACCGTGTAATCAAATATTTAATTGAGGGTCTGGTTGTGGCTGCCGCTGCTATCTTTATCCCTAAGAAGGCCCTGCCAATGGAGGAGGTAGCTACTCTAGCTGTTCTGGCTGGTGTAGTATTCGCCATCCTGGATGCAGTGTCCCCTAGCATTGGTGTAACGGCACGCCAGGGCGCTGGCTTCGGTATCGGCGCCAACCTAGTTGGTTTCCCCATGCGCCGTTAAGCACCCACATATGACTAATTAGTTTATTAGTCCCTATATTACATTATTAAATTGTTAAAATTTAATAATAGTAGTATTTCCCCTATCTTTCTTTGCCCCCCCCTTCCAATAATAATTAATAGAAATCAGTTTAACTCAAATGAGGAATAATTGTTATCTGAAATTTGGATTAAAAGATTTCAACCGAGTGTTCGGATGTACTGCCAACCCATATCTTGACAGATTAGTTTCCAAGTCTGATCCTGTAAATAGAGTTTATCACGATTTTTAAGAAGTGAAAACTGACTTAAAAACTCATCCATCTCTAAAAGTTCACAAAATTTATAGAAGACGTAGGAATATGATAGAAAATTACGACGACCTTTTGGTTTATGTTTAACAAAACTCGGTTGAATTTCACGGAACATGTGCCGAAGTTTTTCCTCATTCTCCCGACTCATATGAGGAGCATTTCTTCCATTCAACCTATTAATAATATGTGTAACATGTTCATAGTATTTTGATTTATTCATTTTTCTCAATATTTCCTTAATTTTTTCCTTCTTCAACATACTCATATCCGTTATACGTTCCTTTTTGAGTTCAATTAAAATATTATCATAAATATCCTGAGGAATTTCAGTTGTTTCTTTTGCCTGAAATTGTGCTAGCCATTCATTAAAATGATTAATCTTTTTATAGGCGTAATATGAATTTTCACGAGGTGGATCTTTATAGGAAGGTTTATCACTATCTACCAAGATATTTTCCTGAAAGCCACAACTAGGACACGTAAGAACTGCCTCATTTAAGCACATATTCATTTCAGTACTGCATTCCTCACAATATGTCCATGGATCCTCAAAATCATTATCCATTCTGGCCATTTCAGGATCTTCAATCATTAAATATTTATTAAGCAAATCATTTCTCTGGGGTGTGAATGAATTTTTGGTAATCTTCTGTTGAGATATATCATTATTTGATTCTATATTTTCATACCCATTGATACTATTAGTCACAATCGTATTTTTACTATCTGAATTCTCATTTTCCGCAATAGCTTCTAATATAGCTAAAATAGATCCAGGTTTTGCCTTTGAATTTGATGAAGAAGGTATAATTCCCTGTTTAATTTTATCTTGAACTTCATAATAATTAAAAAGAATCTCTCCTGATCGCAAATAGTAATCCATTATTTTATCATCTTTTTGAATCATCTTGAGATCCTTTTCAATCTGCTCTTTTTCGCGCTCTAATCTCCATTTTTCAATTTCATTCTTTGAAGTTTTTATGTTTTGAACAATTTCCTGAAATTTATTTCGCAATATAGATAAGTTATTTTTTTCCTCAATAAAATTTGTGACTTTCTGATTATGTAGAGCATCTAGCATAGTACGAGTCTCCGGATTGGAACGTTTTGAGGATTTCATCTTAAAAAAGACGGAATTTCGTAATTTATCATCTTCTGATGATTCATTAAGGTAATTCATATTATTTTTCTTTCATTTATTGAGGTTTAAGCTGAAACTACTTTGCGGAAAAAGTGTTCTTTTCTAATTTTTTTTGTTGCATAGAGATATATAAGACCAAATGACAGGCGGTGGTTTAATGCAGCTCGTTGCCTATGGCGCTCAGGATGTTTACCTAACTGGTAATCCCCAGATTACTTTCTTCAAGGTTGTTTACCGCCGTCATACTAACTTTGCCATGGAGTCCATTGAGAACCCATTCAATGGTGCCCCTAACTTCGGCAAGAAGGTAACCTGCACCATCCAGCGTAATGGTGACTTGATCCACCGCATGTACCTCCAGGCCACGCTGCCTCAGGTACAGCTCCAGTCCACGGACGGCAGCGGTGCTCAGTTCCGCTGGCTGAACTGGATCGGCCACAATCTGATCAACTATGTTGAGCTGGAGATTGGTGGTCAGCGCATTGATAAACACTATGGTGATTGGCTGCAGATCTGGAACGAACTCACGCAAGAGCCAGGCAAACAGGCCGGTTACGCCAAGATGGTTGGTAACGTGCCTGAACTAACGAATCTGCTGTTACAGGGTGGTTCATCCTGCGACAACTCCTGCTACAGCGGTGAGCCACTCACATCTGAGACGGTGCTGTCCTGCGCCCCTGCCTACACGCTGTATGTGCCTCTCCAGTTCTGGTTCTGCCGCAACCCTGGTCTGGCGCTGCCGCTGATCGCGCTGCAGTACCACGAGGTGCGCATCAATCTGGAGTTCAACTCGCTGAACAACCTGTGCTGGGACACGTCCAACTCCAGCGACCCGCACTCCATCCGCAACCGCGTTGCGCAGACGGGCCTGGCCGCGGCGTCCCTGTACGTGGACTACATCTACCTGGACACGGATGAGCGCCGCAAGTTCGCCCAGGTCTCCCACGAGTACCTGATCGATGTGCTGCAGTTCACGGGCGGTGAGAGCATCACGTCCTCCAGCAACAAGCTGAAGCTGAACTTCAACCACCCGTGCAAGGAGCTCGTGTGGGTTGTGCAGCGTGACTCGTTCG